TGAGTTTTAAGAATTTTATTTAAGTGAGAGTTCATCTTGTTCTCTATCCATCGGATAGAGACTTGACCAGATAATGTAATCGCTTCTGCGTTTGCGAGTTTGTAATATCTAAAATACTGGTTACCGATAGCGCCATAAGCACTATTAAGCTGAATCTTGCGTGCCATCTGGATATTGTTGCATCGTGCAATTTCTTTTTCCAGATCCTTAGTTTTTTTCTTTTCATATTCCTGTTTTGCTGCAAGCATCTTCTTCTTATAGATGGTTCGATCTTTATAGATCTTTTCCATCAGTTCTGGCAAGAATCCACGAACATCCTTACGATACATTGCACCGTTAGCACACACCGAATAGTCCTTATAGGACCCAAAATCAATGTCTTGGTTGAGGATTCTATCTACGGTTGCCGAAGAATGCCGCTCTTCCAGAAGAGTTTCTGGAGAGATGTTGTACTGCATAATGAGGTGGGGATATAGCGAGTTAAGGTCGAATGACACCACCCAGTCATAAATCCCAGGAATAGGCTCCTTAACATATGCGCCAGCATACTTAGAATCCTTATCAGACTTTTCTTTTGGTGGAATAACAATATTCTTCTTTTTAAGATAATTGTAGATAATAGTATCCCACATACGAACCTGAGAGGACACATCAGCATAGTTCGCTTTTGCATCGTATGCCATCGTAATAGCAAGTTCAATCAGTTTCATCTTGTCTTCCATTCGGTCAACAAGTTCCACGTCCTTGATGTTATATTCTACAAACTTCTGCCATCCATTCGTGTAGAAGTCTTTAAATGTATCAAACTCAGAGTGGTCCAGTTTTTTCTGCCCCAGTTCTACACTTGCAATGTAGTCAAGGCGATATGATTCTTGTGCCTTATAAGTGAACTTCTTATAAAGATTAAGATAATCTAGTTGAGTAACACCACCGACATCATATGCAATGTTTTTACGACCAGAAATGTAAACTTCTCTTTCAGTGACTAGTCCCCAAGGGGAAAGTCTCTTCATCAACTTTTCACCAAGGATGCGATCAATGCGTCGAACAAGATAAGGAATATCATACAACTCACTATTCCATCCAGTGACAACTTCAGGAATATTTTCCTCAATCATCCACCAGTTGATAAATCCATTTAGGAGTTCATATTCAGTTTCGAATCCCCGGTAAATGACATTCTGTTGTTGATTTTTAAATGCTCCTTTACCCCAAGTGTGGATTTGTTTAGTTGCATAATCTTGAACAGTAATGAGTAGAACTTCTTCAGCAGCAGATTCTACATCTGGAAATCCATTCTCAGATGCAACCTCAATATCAATTGTAGAAATTTTAATCTTTTTAGTATCAAACTTAATCTCCTCTTCAGGATACATCTCAGAAATATACTGATAGATGTAACCAGTATTTCCATAGATTTTGAAGTTTTCTACTCCCTCATACTTTTTAATAAAGTCGCGACATTCTCTTACAGTTCCTGGTTGAACCGTTTCAACAAACTCATTCTCAAGAGTTTTATATTTTGTTTTTTTATTAGAAGGGACAAAAAGAGTCGGGTAGAACTTCTCCTTAGTCATAAAATGGCGACCATTCTCATAACCACGGACTAGGAAGTTGTCCCCGACCATTTGGACGTTTGTATAAAAGCGGAGCGACATTAAGCAATCATCTCAAAGTATTTGGAAAGCAAATCAGGTGTTGGGTCTGCAAGAGTAAGGATACTCTCAGAACTAATCATAAACTCAGTTTGTATCGAAAAGTCAATCCAAGATTCTAACACATAAGAATCACTTGATGCCTTTACCAATCGAAAAGGATTAGTTAGTTTACAATTCGGTTCGCCAATATCGGCACCAACTTCCACAATCTCAGTAATCAATACAGCGTCATTCTTCAGTAAAAGACACTTCACTATCTGTTCCATTTACTTTTTCCTCATACAATTTTTTTACTTCCCTAACTGGGTCAACAATAGTAACCAACCAATCAGGTCTAACTGGTATTTCGTCATCTTTTGAAAAGAGAATCCAAGGAGCAAATGTTACTCCAACAGAATCATCTTCTAGATTTTCTGTCAAATATACAGACTCTGTAAGAGTAAGTTTATGTGGATCTTTAAATAGGTATCCACAAATCTTATCATCAGAAATCAATTCTTTAATGTCTGCGATGATCGTTTCGCCGGATTTTAATAGTGCAAGTTTTACGGACATTTGAAATATTTCTCTCCAATCATTCTACCAATAAAAAGGGGAGGTGTCAACTGGTTTGTGCCAGTTACCTCCCCGTCTGCGCCGACGATATTCAATTCTATTTATAGTCTATACTCAACTGTTTAGGGTTAAAGATAGTCTTTACGTGAGTGATGCTCTGGTACTATTTTCCCAAGTACGATCCGTAAAAGTCCGTCTTCGAATACAACTTCCCTAACTTCTGTGTCGTCGGATAGAGTCCACGCTCGTTGAAAACTTCTGCTAGCCAATCCCTTGTGGATAAACGTTTTCTCTGTCTCGGTGTCCTCCTTTTGTCCTTCGACAAAAAGTTTTCCATGCTCCGTGTATACATAAACTTCTCCTTTCTTAAATCCTGCTAATGCAATTTCTAAATGAGATTCTACATTATTTAACTGAATAAGGTTGTAAGGCGGATAATTTTTTGTAGTTTCGTGAAGATTAAACAGACGATCAAAGTATTCGTCCATTCCAATACTGTTTCTACTAACCCTCTCTAAGAAAGCAGGAAAATCTGCAGCATTATACCTTGCAAGCCTTGCGAAGTCGGTCATTGTTCTTTCTCCTTATAAAAGCGAGTTTTGATTGTGTGGACCCTTACGGCATCCATATTAATTTATACAATAAAGAACAAAAAGGGGAGTGTTGAACTCCCCACATAATTATTCGGTTTCTTCAACCTTTTTTTTCTTAGATCCAATATTATACTTAGTCTCAAGAATCCAATCACCTTTATCCTTGTAAGCAAGAACTTTGATTTGATTCAATGGGGCAATATCTTGAATCTTATCAGCATCCACAATGCCAATCAAACCCCAATCAGCGAGGAGTTGAGCGATGCGATTTCGGCGCTGTACATCGTTGACAGTAAGGTTAGCATTTTTCCCATCAAGGGCAAATAATTCCTTAAAGTGAACGAGATAATATCTGCCTTGCTTGTGAAGAATATGGCAAGACTGATAGATTTTTTTCTCTTTTCTTGAAGCGACTCCAATACGAGTCAGAGTTTCACGCACTTTCAAAAAGTCATCAGGTTCGTTAAGAACTACTTCGACCATTTGTTCGGGCGACCACTTCACTTCGGGTTCTCGAACCACACTCATTTTTTTCCTCCAGTTTCAAATTTCAATCTAATAAAATTAAGTTGTTCTTTTGTAAGAATCCTCAAAGCTTGCTTTGCCTTTTCATTACTATAACCATAATAACGTTTGACATAATCAAGATCTTTGATCGTATCTTTTCGGAGCCAGGGAGAAAATCTCTTCTTTTTCCTTAGACTATTTAGAAAAAAATCATATTGCATTTTTTTGGGGAGGAAATGATACTGGTTCATTTCATTTGCAAACATGATGGCATCCAGATGCCCAGAGAAACAACGGTTAACAATATAAGGAGGATATTCCTTTTCGCATGAATGGTCTTCGTCAATCAGATTCTGTTTTGTCTGATTAATACTATTCAACCAATCTTTAAGTTCCATCAGTGAAATTCTCTCATATAATGTAAAATATTCATGCCCAACTTTTTAGAGCAAAGCTGATAGTACTTGATACATATTTCATTTTCCTCTTGCGTTAGTTTGGAATCGTTCCTCCAACAAACAATGTCTATCGTATTATCAAAAACTTTATTCCCGGACTCATTCTTGAATTCGAGATTTTGCTTTTTATAACTAGTCAATTTCGGTCCCATGAACATAATTAAATAACAACAATTCTTTACGGTGTTTTTGCTCTCGCATGTATTCACCAACTGACCTCATCGTATAAGTAAGGTCAAACTCAGCAGCACTCCAGTTAGTAAAACGGTCTTTAACTAACTGGTCTGAATTATAACTAATCAACTGATGAAGATTGCAAGAAGAGCAGTCAGC